CTGGCGGTCTGAATGCGCCGATCGAGTGTCAAGCCGGGGCTTTTATCGCAGGCGGTCTGGACCGTAATCCTCGCGGCCATTCTGATCGCCATGGTCGCCACTCCGCTTGCGATCCTCTCGGTTGCGCGCCTCGGTTCCAGGCTGGGCCGCTCTTATCCGGGTGAGATCAGGGGGCCCGCAAGAACTTATGCTCCGCTGTCGGGGGACTCGGGCCGATGAGCGGCGATGCCATTCGTGAAGTCTGTCCCGGCTGTGGCCGGCCGGGGATTTCTCCAAAGCGCCCCGACAGCCGTATGACCGCGACTGCCTGTATGTTCTGCGGGCTCGTGTTTGAATACAAGTCTGCCGATTCCGCTCCCCCGGCGTCGAACGAGGGCGCGGGCAAGTGAAGGCGATCTCGTTGTGGCAGCCCTGGGCAACGCTCTGGCTCCTGTCATCGCCCGATGAGAAGGTATTTGAGACACGCACATGGGAGACATCGTATCGAGGGCCGCTGCTGATTCACGCCGCCGCGACAAGGAATCAGGGGATCGGCGCGGCACTTCGGGATCGGCAGGTTCTTGCGGCGCTCGAGCGCCACGGGCTTGCGCCGTCTCGGCTGTTTTATGGCGCTGTCATCGGGAAGCTGAACCTCATCGGATGCCATCCGACGGAGAGTCATCGTCCCTCCGAGCGTGAAAAGTCGTTCGGTAACTGGCGTCCCGGGGGCTTTGCATGGAAGCGTGGCGAGTCTCCGGAAATATTCACGCTTCCCGTCCTCTTCAAAGGCCAGCGGGCTTTCTTCGACGTTCGGGGCGAACTGATCCCGGCCCGATACCGCACCAAAGCTCCGGAGTCAGAGAGGGTGCATGGCCGCTGAACACCTCTGCCACGCCTACGGCTGCGGCCGCGCCATACCCCCGCGCTTCCTCATGTGCCAGAGGCACTGGGGGATGGTGCCGCGCAAAATCCAGCATGCTGTCTGGCGGTATTACCGGCCCGGTCAGGAGACCGATAAAAAGCCGTCGGCCGAATATCTGCTGGCCCAGCGCGCCGCCGTGTGGTCCGTGTTTGTGTTCGAGGGCGGATGCCTTTGGCCCGATGTCCCCGAGGTTGGAACGCTCGGTTATATGATCGGGCCCGCATCGCTGGGACGGATGTTGTTCAGTCAGCGCCGTGAAAATGGCGCGGGAAAGGAGAGCGCGGAAGAGGTCCTGTAGCCGCAATCCGTTGGCCACTGCCAAACGGCTGGCTTGGCGTCTCAGTCGAGAACCAGGCGACGGCGAACGCGCGTATTCCCGCTTTGCTCAAGACGCCCTCTGCCGTCCGGTTTGTCAGTTACGAGCCCGCGCTCGGTCCGGTTGATTTTACCGACATCCGCTACCTTGACGATGACCTCGACGAGTGTGAATTGACGGCGCTCGACGGAGTCATTAAGCTTGACTGGATCATCGCCGGCGGCGAATCCGGACCCAATGCGCGGCCGCCGCGCCCGGGCTGGTTCCGATCGGTGGGCCATCAGTGCGCGGACGCCGGCGTCCCGTTCTTTTTCAAGCAGTGGGGCGAATGGGCCCCGCGGAAGCACTTCGATAACTTCGAAGCCTGGAATGCGGCTGCGAGCCATGCTCTCGTGTCCCCGGCCGGGAGCTTCTCCGAAAAGCATGGTCCCGACCGTCCGGATCCCGAATTCGGCCTGACATGCGCCGATCTGGACGGAAACGACGGCGCGGCGGCCATGGCCCGCATCGGCAAAAAAGCGGCTGGCGCAATCCTTGACGGACGGGAATGGCGCGAGTTCCCTGAGCCTGCACGGGAGTATTCGTGAGCCGCTTACGCCGGAAGAAAAAACCCTTTATTCGAACGCTGGCCGTCCGGGCCGGCGCCTCATACCGCTACTCGGGCCGCAAGGGTTCGGTGATTATCGAGGCGATCGCAGACTCGGGCGTCTGGGCCGGCACCGACGTTCGTACCGGTCGGGAAGTATACGTGACTGTCCGCGATCTGGGCGAAGAAATCGTATCGCCGCCAGGCTCTCCGGTGATCGACCGAAAAAAACTGGCGGCGAGCGATCTGGACTGAAAGGTAAGGAGAAAAAGCAAGTGAAGATCGTAATTACGGAAATCGCCAATTTTCATGATGCCCTGCTGGCAAGGGGCGTCGGCGCGCAGCTGCGCGAGGCCGGCCTCGCCGTCGAAATTGCGGAAGCACAGACGCCCTCGATAGCGCCGGCGGCGCGGGGGGCCGGCGAGGCTTCGAAAACAACGAACCGCAAGGGTAAGAAGAAGCAAGCTGCGCGCGCGGCCAAAGTGAAGCCGAATCGGTCCGCGCAAAGCCGCGCGGCGAAGGCTGTCGGCGCCGGCACGGAAGGCCAGGGAACAAAGCGCGATGCGGTGCGCGCGGCTCTTAGGGGCGGGGCTAAGACGATCGAGCAAATTGTGGCGATCGTGCAGAAAACCTTCCCCGCGCTCGACCGCGACTACGTCGGCACGGTTCTCTGCCAGCTCAAGGGCGAATGCGAGCTCGGCGAGGATCGTCTCTGGAGGGCAGTCGCATAATGCAGCCTGAATTCCGGAATCTGCCGCTCGATAAGCTTCACGAGTCCCCCACCAATCCCCGTCGCTACTTCAACGAGGAAGCGCTTCTCGAACTGAGCGCCAATATCAAGCGCCACGGCGTTTTGCTTCCGCTGCTTGTCCGCAAAAACGAAAGTGGGTTTGAGATTGTCTCGGGCGGCCGCCGCTTCCGAGCCGCCCGACTTGCAGAGCTGACCGAAGTACCCGTCCGGGTCCGCGAGCTCACCGATGAGCAGGTACTCGAGATACAGGTCATTGAAAACCTGCATCGGGAAGATATCCATCCGATCGAAGAAGCCGAGGGCTTTCAGGCGCTGATCGACAAGTACGGCTATACGGCCATACTACTCGCTGAGCGCTGCAATCGCAGCGAGAGTTACATTCTTAAGCGCCTCTCGCTGGCGCGCCTGATCGGACCCGCGAAAGACGACTTCCTGAAAGGGAACATCGAGCTGGGTCATGCGATCCTGCTCTGCCGCCTCGAGGAGAAAGATCAGAAGCGCTGTCTCGAAGCTCTGTTCGAGAAAAAGACGCGGTGGAATCCGGAGAGCGGAAAAAACGAGACGGTCGGCGTAACGGTCGGAAGCGTGAGTGAGCTGAAGCTGATGATCGAACAGGAAATCCTGCTCGATCTCGCCGCCGCGCCCTGGCTGAAGGACGATGCGGATCTCCTGCCACAGGCCGGCGCCTGCACCACGTGCGCGAAACGCACGGGATCGAATCTCGCGCTGTTCGACGATACAAAGCGTGGCGATCACTGCCTTGACCGCCACTGCTGGCACAAGAAGATGTATGCTTCGATCGCGCGCACCGAGGGCGAGTTCGCGGCCAACGGTCAGGCTCTGGTGCGGATTGCATCGACCAATGTTCCCTACGGCGATGAGAAGAAATTCGGCAATCCGCTTCATCCTCACAGTTATATCCGGATACAGGACGGGAAAAAGCTTCGGCAGTGCGACAACGCAGAATCCGGCCTGATCGTCCACGGCCCCCGTCTTGGCTTCGTGATCGAAATATGCCGCGCAGCAAACTGCAAGGTGCACCGGCCGCAGCGCAGTGCCGGAACCTACGGCTCAGGCGCCGGCGACCGCCCCGAGCGATCTTTTGCCGAGGAGTGGGAGGAGAAAAAGAGAAAGCTCGAAGAGCGTATCGACCTTGAAAGCCGACGCGCTCTGTTTCGCGCGATCGCCGAGTCTGGGCCGGCGAAGCTGGATATCGAGGCGCTGCGGCTGGTCATCGAGAGGCTGGCGGATCGAGCTGGCCACGATGGCTGCAAAGCTATCTGCGAAGCGCTGGGCTTTGAGGCAAAAAAGGAAGGTCACAGCGTCGGCTATAAGGACGCTCTCGAAAAGCATGCCGGCGAAATGAAAACGGTGGCGCAGCTCTCGGCTTTCGCCTTTACGCTCTGTCAGGCGCATAACCTCGTCGGATGGCGCGATTCCATTCGCGGCCTGCGCAAAGCGGCTGGCCAGTTGGGTCTGAAGCCGTCCTCAATCGAAAAGGCTGTGGCGGATCCGCTGCGCGCGGCCTTCGCGAAGAAAGAGGCCGCGGCAAAGATCGCCCGCAAAGCGGCCGCCGCCAGGAAGAAAAAGGGCCGCCAAACGAAAGCGGCCGCTCCGGATTCCACCGCTGCAGCGCCAGCGTCGACTGGTGACAGCGAACCCCGTAAAAAGAACAAACGCGGCGCGCGTCAGAGCGACGCTTCCTCAGATCCGGAGGCCACTGCGGAGTGAACTCTCCCTGGATCGCAACCGGCCTCAGGCCGGTTTTTTTTTGTCTCTGCGCGCCGTTTTTTAACCCATTAGGGTTGTCGACGCGTCACAAGCCGTCACAAACGGGCCGTGGAAAGGGCGTTATGGCATGACGCCGCCCCTGCTGGAGTGGGCGCTTCGCTACATTCGTCTCGGATGGCCGGTCATTCCGCTGCGCGGCAAAATTCCGCGGGTAACCAACGGCTCGAAAGACGCTTCGCTGAACGAGAAGCAGGTACGGACCTGGTGGGAGATGTGGCCCGACGCCAATATCGGCGTGGCCACATCACACCGTTTTTTCGTTCTCGATGTCGACATCAAAGGCGGGGGCGAAGAGAGCTACGATTATCTCCGGCATCAGCATGGCGGCTTCCCGCCCGATACGATCCAGCAGGTCACGGGCACGGGCGGCCGGCATCTGCTTTTCGCGCTGCCGGACTTCCCCGTCCGGAACTCGACCAGCTCCATTGCGCCCGGAATCGATATCCGCGGCGCCGGGGGCTACATCGTCGTTGCGCCCAGCATTCATCCGGAAACGAACCGCGAGTATGTCTGGGACGGGATGGCGGAGATCGAGGACCAGCCCATCGCCGCGGCACCGGCGTGGCTGCTCGATAAGCTGCGAAATCCCGGTGGATCGGCTGCAGGAGGTAAACCGACTGCGCGGTCCGCGCCCGAGCAGATCGGCGAAGGCCACCGTAACGAGCAGATGTTCAAGCTCGCCTGTTCCCTGCGGCGCAAAGGCCTCTCCGAGCATGAAATTCTCGCCACGCTTAAGGTGAGCAATGACATTCGGTGCCAGCCGCCGCTGCCCGCTTCGGAACTGGAAACGATTGCGAAGTCGTCGGCGCGCTATGCGCCGGATGAGCGCGGCAATGTTTTTCGGGGTGGCCAGTCACGGCCGCAGAAACAGGCGGCCGGTAAAGAAAGTGACGGCAGTGACGAACTTCCGCTGGACGCGGCCGACGTGGAGGCCGGGATCGACGATGCGATCGCGCGCAACGCGTTGATAGACGCGATCAAGCTCGCGCCCGATGTTGGCCGGCTGCGCGGCATGATGCGCGCGGTGATCACGACGAAGCTGCGCCAGCACTTTGGCCGGGACTTTCCGGCGCGTGAATTCGAGCGGGCGATGAAAGATTCCGGCGAACTCTCGCCACCGGGGACCCCTCCTCCGGATGAAGAGCCTCCGGCCGGCGATGGAGGCGCTCCGGACCTGCGGCCGTTCCCGCACACGGACGTCGGCAATGGCGAGAGAATCGCGCTGCTGTTCGCGGACGAAGTGCGCTACTGCGTCGAAATGAAGCGCTGGCTGGTTTGGGACGGCCGGCGGTGGGCAGTCGACGAAATGAACGCTATCCGGCAGAGGGCCAAGCAAATGGCCCGGCTGATGTATGCGCAGGCGCTGGGGTCGACCGGCAGCTCGGCTCTTGAGAAGCACGCCCGTGAATCGGAGTCGTATTCCGGGATCAGTAATGCGCTGGGCTGCGCGGCGTCCGAAAAAGGCATTCCGGTCTCGGCCGCCGATCTGGACCAGCAGCCGTTCCTGCTGAACTGCGTCAATGGCGTCGTGGATCTGCGCGACGGGAAGCTGCTGCCCCACAACCGTGAGTTTCTGATTACGAAGCTTTGCCCGGTCACTTACGATCCTAAAGCTGCGTGCGCGCGCTTCCTCGCTTTTCTGCACTGGGCAATGGGAGCTAATCCGGAAGCCGAACTGACGCAGCGGACGGTCCGGCTGGTTGGCTTCCTGCAGCGGGCGTTCGGCTATGCCCTGACGTCGGATGTAAGCGAGAAAGCTGTATTCATTCTGCATGGCGAACGCGGCAATAACGGCAAGACGACGCTGCTGACTCTGTTCCGCGATCTACTCGGCAGGGACTATTCCGGGCAGCTCGTGATCGACACGGTCATGACAATGAAGAATCAGGACGCGACAACGCGCGCCGATCTGGCGGACTTACGCGGGGTGCGACTGGTTGTAACTTCCGAGGTCGAGAAAGAACACCGGCTGAACGAGGGAAAGATCAAATACATCACGGCCGGCATGGGCAATATCAAGAGCTGCAGGAAGTACGAGAATCCGATCGAGTTCGCCGCGACGCACAAGCTCTTCATGGATTGCAACCACCGGCCTACCGTGCGCGGTGTTGACGATGCGATCTGGCGCCGCCTGAAGCTCGTGCCGTTCGATGTAACTGTCAGCGAGGAAGAGAAGGACCTCCAGTTACCCGACAAGCTCAGAGCGGAGCTGCCGGGCATTCTGGCGTGGGCCGTGCGCGGCGCCATCGTGTGGCTCAAAGAAGGCCTCGGCGATCCGCCGGAAGTAAGTTCGGCGGGGGCGGAGTGGCGCGAGCATGACGATCCGCTGAAAGAATTTATCGACGATTGCTGCGAACTCGGCCCCGGTGCGTATGTTCGCGCGCAGGATCTCGCTGCCGGATATGAGTTATGGGCGAAGCAGAATCGCGAGCGGTATCCGCTCGGCCGGGAGGCATTCAATGAGCGTCTGCTGGCGAAGGGCTTTAAGCAGTCCCGGAGTCGGCGCGTTGAAGGAAAACAGCTGCGCACCTGGGAAGGCATCGAGTTGCGATCTGACGTGGCGGCTGCCGTCAGCAAGCAGGGGTCACCGGCGGGTGGCTGGCTAAGGGAACCGTAAGTAAAAACCGGTTTGGCCAGCTTCGTGTGCCGCGCGTGACAACCGCTTGGAGTGTGCCCACCGAAAAGCGGTCAAGAACGTCACTTTGTGACGGGCATCGTCACAAAGTCGTCACAAGCTAACTAAGTAGAACCATTCCAACAAAATACACTCTGGAAATCTAAAATACTGTGACAAGCTAACTTATAGATAACAATCATTTGTGACGACGACATACAAGAAAAATATGTGCTACGCGCGTGTAAGAAAAAGTTTCAGGAAATCGGCGTCACGCCCGTCACATCGTCACAAGTGGTCTGCGGGTGGAAACATTTCCAGCCAAGAATGTTCTTGACATGCGGTGCGCGCCGGAGGTACTTTAAAGCTGTTTCATCCGGACCCGGCGGCGTAATAAGTGCAGCCCAGCGGCTCGCGATGTCTGGCAGTGGCCTCTCAGTCTGACGATAGTCGGATACCCGGTAACCGGGGGAGTACACCAAAACCTTGTCTAAGCGTCGAGCGAAGATCCTGATCAATAATCCCGAGGTCGGTCATTCGCCTTTCACGAACGTGAATACGGCGCGGTATCTCGTCGACGCCGGGCGCGCGCTGCGCGAGAAGAATGGTTCGATCACAATACTTCCGAGCGTGGCCGTCAGCTCGACCGTCACCAGACTTGAAACGTGGCAGGCCGGATACGACTCCGATGCTACGGCAAGGACTGCAACTCTGCAGCAGGTAGCTGGCCTGCCGTGCGTCGCGCCCATCAAGCTTCTGACAATCCCTTCGAAGCGGACACGGAGGCGAGCGGCGTGAGTCTTTCGGGTCCTTCCCGGCGACCAGGGGGGCACGGGTGTCCCGGTTTCGTTTTGAGACTATTTTGTTGAATGGAAACGGGGTTACAGGCAGGGCTTAGGCTTCCCTGCGCATTTCAGGGTGAAGTTTCCGCGATGAGCGTATCGGCAAGAGAATTAGCGAAGGCTCTGGACGTCTCACACACGGCCGTGAACAAAGCGGCGAGGCGCGGTAGGATTCAACGCGGCCCGGACGGCAGATTCGACCTTGAAAAGGCCGTCTTGGCCTGGGATGCCAATGCCGACACGATGCAAAAGCTGCGCGGTGTTTCCAGCAGCTCCGTGGAAGGCCCGGCGGCCGTTGTCGCCGCTTCGGAGGAAGCGCCAACTGGAAACCCCGTTGCCGACCTCGTGCCCACACTCAGCGAGGCCCTCCGCCAGAAAGAATGGGCGCGGGTCGAGATGCAGCACCTCGAACTGGCGCGCCGCCGCGGCGAGCTCATCGAGCTGGCCCCGATCAACGCGTTTGTCGCCGGTATGATTCTGAGGGCGCGCGAAGAGCTGCTGCATATCGCGCCCGAGCTTCGCGATCGTCTTGCCCAGGAGACGAACCCGGTTGAGTGCGAGCGGATGGTGTCCGACAGGATCCGCCATGCGCTCGCCGGGCTTGCCGAATACAGGCCCCAGCAGCAGCAATCGGCTGCATGAATCTTGATGACATCGTCCGCGACTGGTCACATCTATGGCTCCCTCCCGAAAGGCTGAACCTTGCGGCGTGGGCCGAGAAGCATTTTGTGCTCTCGCCGGAATATTCGGCGCTGACAAACGAGCTTCGGCTCTTTGGCTGGCAACGCGAAATTTTTGACAGCTTCACCGATCCAACCGTGAACAAAATCGTGCTCAAAGTCGGAACCCAGCTGGTCAAGACCCTGTTCATCCAGGCCGCGATCGCCTTCGTCATGGCGGAGGTCCCAGGGCCCGTCCTCCTCATCCAGCCGAAGGACGATGACGCCAGGACGTTCTCACATGACCGGCTCTCGCCCATGCTGCGCGATATCCCGGCGCTCCAGGGAAAGGTCTCCGACAGCAAACGTAATTCCGGCAGCACGATTTTCTACAAGTCGTTCCCCGGCGGCAACATCACGCTCGTCGGATCGCTGAAGCCCGGCAATATGGCGCGGCGCTCGATTCAATACCTGTTCGCCGACGAAGTCAATAAGTACCCGGCCTCGGTCGGGGATGAGGGCTCGCCGCTCGCGCTCGCCGAGGAACGCTCTTCCACTTTCGGGACGCGGGCCAAGATCGTCTATGCCTGCTCCCCCACTGTCGAGACGGCGGCGATCTCGCGCGAATATGCGGAGAGCGACCAGCGGGAGGCATGGTGCGCATGCTGGAAATGCGGAGAGCTGCAGGTTCTGAAGTGGGGCCAGGTCCGCTGGGACAGCGCTCTGCCGCGCGAAGAGCAGGCATCGAGTGCGCGTTATATCTGTGAGCACTGCGGTGCGGCGTGGACCGATCTTGACCGCTGGAAGGCCGCCGACCAGGCCAGGTGGATCGCCCGCAAGCCGTTCATCGGGGCCGCCGGATTCTGTATTTCGCACCTGTGTTCGCCCTACAAGACGCTCGCCAAGATGGTTGCGACGTTCCTGAAAGCCAAGGCCTCGAACGATGTCAACGGTCTGCGGGTCTTTGTTAACACGAACCTCGCCGAGGAATGGAAAGAGAAAGGCGAAGCTCCGGAGTGGCGCCGCCTGATGGATCGCCGCGAGGCCTATGAGACAGGGACCGTCCCCGAAGGCGTTCTCTTTCTCACCGCCGCCGTCGATGTGCAGGCCGACCGCCTCAAGGTCGAGGTGAAAGGCTGGGGCCGCGGCCGGGAGAGCTGGTCGATTGCCTATGAAGTCATTCAGCCGCTCCGCAGCTCAGGCGGCCGCATGGTATCGACCCGCACCTCAGAGCCTGAGCCATGGGACATGCTCGCCGCATTGCTGCAGACGGAATGGCAGTGCGCCGGCGGCGGTACGATGCAGGTCTGGTGTACCGCGGTTGACACCGGCTATTCGCCGCAGAACGTTTACGATTTCTGTCACCGCTTCCCGCAGCCGGCGCACGGGCCGGCGGGCTCTCGCGTCCACTCCTACCTGACCGTAGTGCCGATCAAGGGCGGCGACAGCGAACATAAGCTGATCCAGTCGGTATCGGACGCCGATGCAGCCCGCAAGCGCCAGGGGCTCAAGGTCGTCTGGATCGGCACCCATTCGGCCAAGCAGGAGATCTACGATTCTCTGCGGCTTGAGCGAGGCCGGGGTGAACGAGGCCCTGGGTATTCGCATCATCCCGAGCAGTATGGCGAAGACTTTTTTCGGGGCCTTTGCGCCGAATCCCGCCTCGTGAAAGCGAACGGCGACGTGGAGTGGCGCCGCGCCGGCCGCAATGAGCCCCTCGATCTGCATGTCTACAATCGCGCGAGCGCCGAGCTCTGCGGCATCAGCCGTTTCAGCGAGTCCGACTGGCTCGCGCTCGAAAAGCGCCGGGCCGAAGCCGCCAGAAAGGCCACGATGCCCCCGGATGCCCCGGCGCAGAATCAGGCCCCGGCCGATCTTGTCGCCGCACGCCAACGCTGGATACCGGAAAGACGCTGGTTCACGTAGATGGCGATCCCCTCAAATCTGACTCCCGCCCAGCTCATTGCCATGAGCGACGCTCTTCTCACGGCGATGGGGAACGGGGTCAGAACGGTGCGCTTCGCCGACGGCCGCGAGCAGGAATATCAGAGTGTCGCGGACATGCAAAAGGCCCGCGCCGATATCTACAACATGTATCTGCAGGTGACGGGGCAGGCGGGCGACCGCGTGGCGCTCGCGCAGCATAAGCGTGGCGAAGGCCCGTGCGGACCGGATCGCTACTCGAACGGTTTCTGATGAACTGGGAATACAAAATCACGGGCATCGTCGGCGAAGACGATCTGAACCGCCTCGGCGCTGAAGGCTGGGAGCTCGTCAGCTCGGCGCCTGCCCGGTCGGTTCTCAAGCGCGCCAAAGCCGTGCAGGTCCAGGCGGAGCAGCTCCCGCTGGGCCACGCCGACCCGGGCCATCGCGAGCCCGGCGAAACCGTGCATACTACAGCGGCGCCCAGCCGAAAACGCGGACGGGAGACATTCGTCGGATGATGAACATCCTCGACCGGGCGATCAGCTTCGTCTCGCCGACCCGTGCGCTCGATCGCGCCCGCTCCCGCATCGGACTCGAATACGCCGGCGAGATTCAAAAGCGTCTGGAAGAACGCGCGGAGCGATTTGGCTATGAAGGCGCGACAGCGGGCCGACGCGTACACGGCTGGTATGCGCCGTCGACCGACGCCAACGTCGAGCTCATGGGCTCGCTCATCTGGCTCCGCAACCGCTCGCGGGATCTGGCGCGGAATAATCCGCATGCGGCGAAGGCGCTCGAAGAGCTCACCGGTCACGCGGTCGGAACCGGGATCATTCCCCAGGCCAAAACCGGCGACGAAGCCCTCGACAAGATCATCGACGGCGAATGGCCATACTTCGCCGAGCAGTGCGACACGCCCCAGCGTCTGGATTTTTACGGAATGCAGGCGCTTGTGATGCGCAGCGCGGCCGAGAGCGGGGAAGCGCTGGTGCGCTACCGCCCGCGCCTTCCGCAGGACAATCTGCGCGTGCCTTTACAGCTGCAACTGCTCGAAGCCGACTTCCTCGACCAGACGCGCACTATGGGCCTTGTCAAGGGCCACGTGATGCAGGGCGTCCAGTTTGACGATCTGGGGCGCCGCATCGCCTACTGGCTGTTCAGCTATCACCCCGGCGGCGTGCTGATCCTCAATCCGCGCGGCGGCATCATCAGCCAGCCCGTGCCGGCCGAGCAGATCATGCACATCTACCGCCTGCTGCGTCCCGGCCAGGTGAGAGGCGTGCCGTGGATGGCGCCTTCGATGATGGCTTTCCGCGATCTCGACGATTACTGCGATGCGGAGCGGGTGCGCAAAAAGATCGAGGCCTGCGTCTCGGCGTTTGTCACGCAGCCCGAGGGTATGGCGGGCACGTCGCTGGGGATCAAGGACACTAATCCCAACCTCAAGCAGCAGGTCGAGTCGTTCACGCCCGGCATGGTCGAGTATCTGAAGCCGGGCGAGGACGTGAAATTCAACAATCCGGTCGCGAGCGGTGGCTACCGCGAATATGTCATGACGGAATCGCAGCGAATCGCGGCGGGCCTGAACATGCCCTATGAGCTGATGACGGGCGATATGTCCCAGGTGAACTACTCTTCGTATCGCGCCGGGATGCTCAGCTTCCGCGCGACGATCGAGGGCTACCGCTGGCTCACCCTGGTTCCGATGTTCTGCGCGCCGACGCGCAAGCGCTTTATCCAGACGCTTATCCTGCTCGGCAAGATTCCGGCTAAGGCGATCGGCGATCCGAAGCTCAACCTCTACGCGACCCAATGGACCGCGCCTAAATTCGAGAGCGTCGATCCCCTGAAGGACACCATGGCGGATCTGAAGAGGATCCGCATGGGCGTCCTGACGCTTGAGCAGGCGATCGTTGCAGCCGGCGAAGACCCCGACCGGCAGCTTCAGGATATTGCGCGGATCAACGCGAAGCTCGACAAGCTGGAAATTATTCTCGACTGCGATCCGCGTAATACGACCGATCGCGGCCAGGAGCAGCCTGCGGCGACCGACGAACGCACGCCCAGCTCGCCTCCGGCGCCGGCGGCAAATGCGACTGCGGAGCTGCGAGCGCTGATCCCGGCGAAGACCGAAGAGCTTTCGAGGCGCGCCGATTTCCTGGTCGATCAGGCTTACCGGCACGGGCTGCGCCGGTGGGATTCCACGCAGCGGCTGTACATCAACTGAAAAGGCGGAAAGACGATGAAGGGCGATCCGAAAGTAATAGAAACGCTGATGGCCGCTGCCTCCATGGAAGCTGCGCTCGTAATGCAGTACATCCTCGACCGCCGCGACCTTCGTTTTCAGGGCCTCGATCATCTCGCTTCGAAGATCGGCGGATTTTCGAAGGACTCGCGGGGATATCTTGACGAGATCACCGAGCGCGTACTGTATCTCGGCGGCGATCCGGAATATGGCGCCGCCGAATCGACCATCGCCGCGACGATCACGGAGATGTTTCAGCGCGCCCTTGACGCCGAGACGGCCCTGGTCGCTTTCTACAATGATGCCGCGATCGAAGCCATGAATGCGAAGGACGACAACACGCGCAACAAGTTCGAGCATTGGATCAAATACCACGAAGACAGCCAGATCGACTGGCTCTCGCGGCAGCTTGCACAGATCAGCTCGATGAGCGAAGCCGAATACGTGAAGGTTCAGCTCTCCCGGAGCTGAACGAGCTTTTCCCCCGTTCGCCAAAAAACACGAGAGAGGAAGACATGAGCGACCTGAAGGCCGCGCGCAGAGGCGCGCAGACAGAGCTTGGCGCGATTGCTGTGCATCATACGGCGGCCGACAAAACCTCCCCCTGGGATGCCGGCGCAAATCTCAAGCGCCTCGGCGATTCGCCCTCTGAGGCGGCGTTGCGGTCAATGCACGCATGGGTCGATCCGAAACAGAGCGCCACGATCAAGGCTGCATATAAGCTCCCGCATCACATGGTCTCGGAAAACGGGAGCGTCGGGGCCGCGAACATGAAGGCTGTCGAATCAGCCATGGGTCGCCTGAATGGTGGCGGTCTCGATATTCCAGCGGCAGACCGCAAAGGCGTTTACCAGCATCTTGCCGCGCATTACAAAGACGCCGGGATGAAGGCCCCCGATCTCAAGGCCGCCGCGGATCGGTCTGGTTCCGAAGAGTTCTTCGGCTCGGACCCGGCGGGGACGGATGACGATGACACTATAGCCGAGTTCGTGCCATCGACCGCGGATCCGAAGAAGGGCACGATCGACTGTGTCTGGTATGGCGGCCAGATGGTGCCGCGCATGGACCCGGATACGGGCGAGCCTTACATGCTGAATCTCGACATGGCAGGCTGCCGCATGGATCGCCTGAATGCCGGCGCGCCGGTTTTCGATACGCACTTCTCGGGCAACGATTTCAAGTCGCTCATGGCCGACAAGGCCGGCACGAAGGCGCAGCTGGGCGTTGTCGAAAAGGCCTGGGCGGACGGACCGAAAGGCCTTGCCACGCTGCGATTCGACACGGGCAGCCCCGAGGGTGCGGAGATGTTCCGCAAGGCCTCGACCGGCATCCTGCGCAATCTGAGTTTCGGCGCCTGGATTTACAAGCGCGCGAAGACATCGGCCGAAGCCCTCCCGGAAGGCGCTCCGCCGTATTCCGACGCAAATGAGATCGGAATGTTCACCGCCACCGACTGGGAGCCTTTCGAGATTTCGCCGGTTCCGGTGCCGGCAGACTTCAGCACGACGTTCTTATCCGCCAGCGGCGGAATCACACGGCCCACGGGCCAGAAAGACGAGGAGCAAAAACGCATGATTGAACAGCAGCAACTCACCGCCGCCCGCGACGAAGGGGCATTGGCGGAACGTCAGAGAGTGACCGACATCCGACTGATGGTCGCTCCGTTCAGGCTCGATGAAAAGTTCGTCTCCGGGCTGATTAACGAAGGCCTCAGCGTTGACAAGAGTCGCGAGAAAGTGATGACCGAACTTGCGGCCAATGCGCAGAAGACCACCGACGGGAAAATCTTCCCGATCACGGGCGAGAGCGCCACTGTTACGCGCGATGAACAGGCCACCCGCTTCGGCGCCATGCAATCCGCGCTGCTGCTGCGCTATGACCCGAAGTTCGGTCTGCGCAAGCGCACCGATCACTCCGGCCACGAGACGCCGTCGTTCCTCAACGGTTTCGGGCCGGACTATCAGAAACAGCTCGAAGATCAGGGCCGCGAATTCCGGTCGATGACGCTGCTTGAGCTGGCAAAGGAATCGCTTCAGATCCGCGGCATCAATCCCCGCGGCATGCATCGCAACGAGATCGCGGCCAGGGCGCTTGCGGCCCGCGCCGAGAACTTCGCCGGCGGCGCGGAATCGTCGAGCGACTTTCCGTCGATCCTCGCCAACGTTGCCAACAAAAGCCTTCGCGTCGCCTACGAAGCCTATCCGCGGACGTTCCAGCCTCTTGCCCGCCAGGTGACCGCGACCGACTTCAAGCCGGTCAACCGCGTGCAGCTGAGCGACGCTCCGTCGCTGCAGAAGCTCAATGAAGCCGGTGAATTCCATCGCGCCAATCTGAGCGACTCGAACCAGAACTATTCGCTGGCAACTTTCGGCGAGATCGTGGCGCTGACCCGCAAGGTCATCATCAACGACGACCTGCAGGCCTTCACCCGGGTTCCCGCGATTCTCGGAGTCGCCGCGGCGCGCCTCGAATCCGACACGGTCTGGGCGGTGATCACCGGCAATCAGGTCATGCAGGCCGACAACGTCGCGCTCTTCAATGCCGCGCACAATAACCTGCTCACCGGCGCGGGGAGCAGCCTGATCACGAACGGTCTCACTGCGCTCGCCGCAGGCCGCAAAGCGCTTCGGCTGCAGACCGGACCGCAGGGCACTCCCCTGAATCTGATTCCTCGCTTCATCATCATGCCGGCCGCGCTCGAAACTTACGGCCTGCAGGTGGTCTATCCGATCAACATCGCTTCGACCGACGTCACGAAGGTTGTTCCCGAGTGGGTCCGGTCCCTCGTGCCTGTGGTCGAGCCGCGCCTCGACGCCAACAGCGCTGCGGCGTGGTATCTGGCCGCCGATCCCGCCCAGATCGACACCATCGAGTATTGCTACCTCGAAGGCCAGGAGGGTGTGTTCATCGAGACCCGCCAGGGATTCGATGTGGACGGAGTTGAAATCAAGGCCCGCATGGACTTCGCGGCAGCCGCGATCGATTATCGCGGACTTCAGGAAAACGCCGGAGCGTAAGGCTCGCCGCGTCATTTCAGACAATCTCAAGCGAAAGGAAAACAGGACAAAAACATGAACAATTACGTGCATCGCGGCGAAAAAGTAACGGTGCTGGCGCCCTATGCCGTCAACGGCGGCGGCGGATGCCTTGTCGGAGGCATCTTCGGTATCGCTGCCTTTACGGCGGCAATCAACGCCAGTGTGGAGCTTCTGACGGTCGGTTCGTTCGATCTCGCGAAAGATGCGTCCACCTTCAACGAGGGGGATCCCGTTTATTGGGACAACGTCAACCTCGTTGCGACCTCGAACAACTACAACAACCTGATCGGGTTCGCCGATCTGGTGCAGGCCAGCGGCACGAACGCGGCAGGCGGGAACACTGGCGACCCGACCGTGCGCGTGCGCCTGAACGAATCGTATGTATCGGCCGCCGGGTGGATTTCGTCGATCTTCACTCTCACGGCCGCGCAGCTGATCGCCATGTACACCGCGCCGATCACTCTGATCCCGGCGCCCGGAGCCGGCAAGGCCGTCCTCGTCGACCAGGACATTCTGTTCGAGATGGCGACCACGGCCACCCAATTCACCGGCGGCGGTGCCGTCAGTTTCCCCTATCATGGCGGAGGGACAGTGGTGCATGCGGGTTCGGTGCCCGCCTCTGTCGTCACCGCGGCTGCGGGGAGCTCATATACCCTCCTCGGTTCGGCGGTGGCGGCCAACGGCACCACGGTGCCCGCCAATACGGGCGTCGATATCACCAATGCCACCGCGGCCTTCGCGGCTGGTACCGGCACTGCCAAAGTGCAGATGCGCTATCGCATCGTCACCCTGTAACAGGCGGCCGATAAATGGCCGACCTGGCTTCGTCGCTCGCTCTGGCGAGCGCGAACTTCATTCACCTGTGGGGCGGGCCGTTTACCTATTCGAGGCCGGAATCGAGCGGCTTTGATGCCGTCTCGCCCTTCACTCTCACGGCAATTCTGGAAACAAGCCGTGAGTACTCGGATCCGCTCGCTCCTTTCAGCGGCGCTCTGCAGGTTGTAATCGGCGACATCCCATCGGGTCCCCGGAAAGGGGACCTGGTGGCGATTGCCGCCAGCGGCGACATGCCGGCAGGAAACTACGAGGTGTACGAGATTTTCCCCAACAAGCAATCGGGCGACGCATTTCTCAAGATCAGGTGGACCGGCCAGTAACCATGCGCGCCATTTCTCTTCTCGAACCGCAGGCCTCGCTGGTATCGATCGGCGCCATCCGCTACATTGCGCCGTCGTGGAAGCCGGAATACCGCGGGCCGCTGGCAATTCACGCCTCAACGAAGTTCTGCGCCGGGCAGCGTTTCGTCTCGACATGGCCCGAGCTCACCCGGCCGCTCGCCGCCATGGGAATCTACCCGTCGGCGGACCTTGCGCGCACCCTCGGCCACATCGTCGGGATTGCCGAGCTGGTGGATGTGGTCGAAGCCGAAAAAGCACCTTCGGAATGGCGTCTGCCGGGAAGAATCGCCAACGCGTTCTCTTTTTTCATGGCGCGCGGCAAATATATCTGGCGTCTTGAAAGCGCCCGGCGCGTGACCCCCGTTCCCGCGCGCGGTTCGAACGGATTTTTCTTTGTTCCCGACAGCATCGCGGAGCGGCCCGATCTGAAAGCAGCCTGAACCCCCCATGATTGCCGTTTCTGTCAGCTTTCCGGATGCAAAAAAGATCGGTGGCCTCGGAGCCGGCTCCGAAGGCATCTTCCGCAAGACGATGATGCTTCAGCTTGGCCAGTTCGCCCGCGACACTGTAGTCGCGCGCATTCGTATGGGTCTCGGCAGCGATGATTCTCCCATGCC